GCGAACTTCTGTTCGACGCGGTTGCAGACGTGATGCCGGTCGCACAAGCAATGCCAGGCTCATCGGTCAAGTTCACGATCTTCAACGATCTGAGCGAGAAGACCTCGACCCTGACGGAAGACACCGACGTCACCCCAGTGGTGATGGGTGACTCCCAGGTCGAAGTGACCCTTGAGGAGTACGGCAATGCCGTCAACACCACCGCGAAACTGCGTGGAACTTCGTTCCTCGACGTGGATGCCGCAGCCGCCAACTTGGTTGGCTACAACGCTGGTATCTCGATCGACGGCGTTATCCGCGAAGTCCTTTCGGGTGGCACTCACGTGGTGTACGGTGGCGGCGGAACGTCGACCCCGACCTCGCGTGCAACCGTTGAGGCTGCTGACATCATCGAGGCGAACGACATCCGCAAGGTTGTCGCCGCTCTCCGCAAGGCCAACGCAGTGTCGTTCAACGGCATGTACATGGGTTACATTCACCCCGACGTGAGCTACGACCTCCGCAAGGAGACCGGTGTGGCTTCGTGGCGTGACCCGCACGTGTACAGCGACCCAGCAAACATCTACAACGGCGAAGTCGGAGCCTTCGAAGGCGTGCGTTTCATTGAGACGCCGCGTGCGAAGATTTTCGAGAACGCCTCGGATGGCTCTGGTTCTTCGACGGGTTCTTCGGCCACGGTGGACGTGTACTGCACGCACATCTGCGGTCGTCAGGCCCTCGCGAAGGCGCACAGCATCGTGGACGGAAACGGCGCGTTCCCGCGTGTCGTTCGCGGTCCGGTGGTGGACGTCCTCCAGCGCTTCCAGCCGGTCGGTTGGTACTGGCTCGGTGGCTACGCACGATTCCGTGAGGCTTCGCTGCGTCGTATCGAGTCGGCTTCGAGCCTCGGCGCGAACTGAACTAACTAGTTCAGACAAGAGTGTGGGGGTGGGTGGACGTTCCCCTGGTCCATCCACCCCCGCTTCTTATGCTGTATTCAACTGACTGTCCGATCTGCTTGTCAGATTCGGTTGAGGTTGTACGCAGGCAAACAGGTCCCGACACCTATCTGTCTCTTGTCGGGTTGGGCGATGATGTCGTCCGTGAATGGTTGAAGTGTTCCAACTGTGGGCACGTGTTCAATTCTGCCCAGTTGAATAAAGCGGAACTTAGGACGCTGTATCAGCGTTTCCGTGACCAAGAGTGGCGCAACGAGTCGCCTGACGAATACTTTGATCGCATCACTTCTCTGCCTGCGGGTGAGTCGGAGAATCATCAGAAGGTTGAGTTGTTGCGCAGCCTGCTGGATTTGTCTCGTGGTGGGAAGTTGGTGGACATTGGTTGTGGTGGCGGTGTGCTGCTTCATGCTTTGAGACAGCAGTTGCCTTTCAACTGGAACTTTTGGGGTGTGGAGCCGACATTGAGTTATGCGGCGCTAGCAGCCCGCAGGTCGGGGGCGCATGTGGTGTGCGCCAACTACGAGAAGGATGTAATGGAGGATGCGCCGTTTGATGCGGCGACATGCTGCCAAGTGCTTGAACATGTGCCTGATCCGCGTGGGTTTTTGGCTGCAATAAACAAGGATTTGAAGCCTGGTGGCTGGCTGTATGTGGAGGTGCCTGACGTGTCGGATTTTGAGTCGTTGGAGCCGTCGCATGACAGGTTCATGGTGCAGCACGTTTCCTATTTCTCGGCCCCTGTGTTGCGCCGTTTGTTGACCGAGGAAGGGTTTGACATCATTGGTGGCGGTGTCACCCAGACGGTTCGGGGTCGGAATAACCTGTGGTTTTTGGCTGAGGCTGTTCTGCTATCATCTTCTGCGAGGTAACTGATGTCGATTTCGAACTACGCAGAAAACAAGTTGCTTGACACGCTCCGTGCCCAGTCGTTCTCCGTCAGCAACGTGTACGTGAAACTGCACACTGGCGACCCTGGCGAAGCGGGGACATCCAACGCTGCGACCGAGACGACCCGCGAGGAAGTCACGTTCTCTGCTGCGTCTAGCGGTTCGATGGCGTCGTCTGCGACGGTTGAATGGACGAACGTGTCAACCACTGAGACGTACACGCATTTCTCGTTGTGGGATAACTCGACCGCGGGCAACTGCTTGTGGACTGGTGCGCTGTCTTCGTCTGCTGCGGTTACTGCTGGAGACACTTTCCAGATCACTTCGCTTACGCTGACCCTGGATTGAGGTGAGGTAGCCGGATGGCTACTGGCGCCACCGACTTCACGTTCGGTTTCGTTGATACTCCTGGCTTTCGGGAGTTTGAGGAAGTACCGAACTATGCGCCTCGCAAGGTCGTCTATTTTGCTTCGCCGTACAAGACGACGCAAGGTTTCTATCGCGGCCTAGTCGTCGTTGACCGTACTGCTTCAGCAGCAGGTACAGGGTCGTCAACTGCGCAACGTCTAGTTCTATCGTTGCGTACTGCCACAGGTTCAGGGTCAGGTGCATCATCGACCACTACTGTGCTGGTTGCTAAGCGCACGGCACTCGGCGCTGGTGCGGGTACGCAGACTGCGGAGGGTGAGCGTGTCGTCCCACGTTCCGCCACTGCGAGTGGTCAAGGCACCACTGACGGTGGTGCTGTCGGGTTGCACATTGCGCCCCGTACCGCCACAGGTTCGGGTACTGGGGCTTCGACTGCGGAACGCAACGTGGTTCGTGCATACACCGCAACTGGCGCTGGCACAGGCACTCAGACGGCCACAGGGCTGCGTATCGTGCCCCGCACCGCTACCGCATCAGGTACAGGCACCCAGTCCGTTGACGGTGAAGTTACTCGTGCCCGCACAGCCAGCGCATCAGGGGCAGGGGCATCAAGCGTCAGCCAGTTGCACATCGCACCCCGTACCGCTACGGGTGCTGGTGTTGGTGGTTCGCTTGTCATCAAACTCATCACCCGTTTTCGTACCGCCACCGCATCAGGCACAGGCGGCAGAAACATCGTGTCGGCTCGCGTCTGCCAACGCAGCGCTAGCGCATCAGGCACAGGGACCAGCAGCAACACAATCGTCAAACTGCTGCTGTTCCGCCCACCGGCAACCACCGAGATTGCCCCCGCAGATCGCCACGACATGTCAATTGCGGGCCGCCTGTTCCGTTACGCCGAACCCACCTACGCAGGCAGCAACGTCTACAAACTCACCGACGGCACATACACCACGGTTGAGCAACGCGACTATTCGCTGATTGCCAAGATTTACTACGGCGGCTCCCAGAACTTCGTGACCCAAGCGGAGAAGAACGACCTGATAGCGGCAGGGTATGGTGATTACGTAACATGAGCATCTTCAGACCACCCACCGACGACTTCATGGTCTTGGGCATCCCACCAAAAGAGTTTGATTCCCAAGAGGTGCGGCTTGCGTATTCGCTGTTCAAGCATTTTGATGCCGAACCGCGAGGCCGCAACGTGTTCCTACTTGTTGATGGCACCTACACGGAGAACGAACCGAACGACATCACCACCATCCAAAAGGTGTACTGGGGTGGCACAGACAACCAAGTCACGGCTGACGAAGTTGCTAGTCTTACCGCGGCAGGTTACGGCGCATACATCTCGTAGGGGACCATGAAACACGCAGAAACACATCCAACCCTCGACGTTGAAGGCTGCTTTGCTTGCCGTATTTCGCATGTGCGGATGTCTGGTTCTGCGATGCCGACACGCCACAACGTGCATCAGTTGAACGCTAAAGAGAAACAGTTGGACAAGGACTTGGATGCCTACAAGCGGATTAGGCGTACGGGTGGGCAGCCGATGAAGATTGACGGCTCGGCCAAACTTGAAAAAACTGCGGACTGATGATTGAGGGATTCAGGGGCAGGTTCAAAGGTCAAACCGTTTACGTGTTCGGCTCAGGCGCCAGCCTCGACCACTACGACCGAGAGTTTTTTGATGACAAGATTTGCGTAGCCACCAACCGCACCGGTATCCGCTACGGGCTAAAGAACTACTACATCTGCTCGCACAATCATTTGGCGCACGAGTACAACAAGTTGCATGAAGTGACCGCACCCATTATCTGCCCCGACAGGGATTGCGACAGACTCGAATCCGAGATACTGCCAGACGGCCCGAACGTGTTCCGTTTCCGTGCCTCAAAACAGTGGCGCAAAAAGTTCAACGTCAAAGAACACTGGCCCAAGAACGACACGCTGCTCGTCGGCTCCGCAGGCGTACACACCTCCATGCACTTCGCACAATGGGCAGGCGCATCCACCATCATCCTCGTCGGCGCGGACAACGGCATCCTCGACGACAAAACCAACTTTGACGAGTACATGAAACCGCCGTACATGAAACCCGAAAACGCTAGGGGTACCGACAGGTCGTGGCC